CCATGCTTGCTCACCAAAGCTCACACCCCATGGTTTAGGCAGCGATTAAAAAAGGGGCGTCCACATTGTCCACAAGCCCCCCACTAAAGTACTACACCAGGCAAAATACCACACGGCCAACGAGCCATCGACCCTTGTGGACATAGCCCACATGACCCCCCACTAAAGTATTAACGGCGCATGGCCGATGGCCGATGGCCACACCGGCCGGCCGCCCGGCTCGCTGGCCGCCGGCCGCATGGCCGCCCGACTCGCTGGCCGCTGGCCGCCGGCCGCATGGCCGCCCGGCTCGCTGGCCGCTGGCCGCGCGCGCTTCCCCGATGGGCACCCGGGCAGGGCCGGCGGCCAATGGCCACGGCAGCGGAGGGGCCACAAACAAAATTTTTTATAGCCCACATTGCCCACGCCGTTCATTTTTAAATTTATTTTTTGGTATATTCGGCACATGTTTGAAAGCCTACCTTTTGCACCGCGCAAGGTCGAAGCGACTGAGGCGCGCTTGCACCGCATCTACGAAGCCGCCAAGTTGGGGCTAAAAGGCGACTCGTTGGCGTTGGCGTCCGGCATGCTGCCCGCCGAGTACCGACAACTGGTGCAACTTGACCCCATCGCGGAGATGGCGGCGCAAAAAGGCAAGGCAGACGCTGAGATGGAAATGTCCCAGTGCTTGCACAAAGCAGCGCGGGAGGGCGACTCCAAAGCGGCGTTAGCGATCCTCCAGAACGTCCACGGCTGGGTAGCCAAGCAATCTATCACTATCGATGTTGACCAGCGCATCTCAGTCACCCAAGCGTTGCGCGACGCTGAGTCCAGGGTCATTGATGTCATCGCCCACGCGCCCAGCCCTAAATTGGATCTAACACATGCAGAGCACCAAGTACAGCGCTGAAGACGAACAGGAACTGATGGCCAGGCTGTGGAGCCCGGCGATCAAGGACAACCCGCTGGCGTTTGTAATGTTTGCTTTTCCTTGGGGCGTCAAGGGCACGCCACTGGAACACTTCACCGGCCCGCGCAAATGGCAGCGCGAAGTGCTGCTGGACATTGCCGAGCACATCAAACTGAACCAGGGCAAAGCTGATTTTGATGTCTTGCAAGAGGCCATCTCATCTGGCCGGGGTATTGGCAAGTCGGCGCTGGTGAGTTGGATCACGATCTGGATGCTGGCCACCAGGATCGGATCGACGACCATCATTTCGGCCAACTCCGAGTCCCAGCTTAGGTCAATCACTTGGGCCGAGATCACCAAATGGCTGGCGATGGCCATCAACTCGCATTGGTTTGAAGTCTCAGCAACCCGCGTCATGCCGGCCAAGTGGCTGACTGAGTTGGTCGAGCGCGATTTGAAGAAAGGCACTCGGTACTGGGGCGTGGAGGGACGCTTGTGGTCAGCGGAAAACCCCGACGCCTACGCCGGTGTCCACAACTTTGATGGTGTGCTGGTGGTTTTTGATGAGGCCAGCGGCATCGACGATTCGATCTGGGCGGTGACCGGCGGCTTCTTCACGGAAAACACGCCGAACCGCTTTTGGTTGGCGTTTAGCAACCCACGGCGCAACACCGGGTACTTTTACGAAGCGTTTAACAGCAAACGGGCGTTTTGGCGTACCAGAATCGTGGACGCCAGGACGGTCGAGGGCACCGACAAAGCGGTTTACAACCGAATCATTGACGAATATGGGCCTGACTCATCTCAGGCGCACGTTGAGGTCTACGGCATGTTTCCCAGTGCGGGGGATGACCAGTTTATCGGCGCAAACATAGTGGACGACGCCATGGCCAGACCTAAATATAAGGACGCCAGCGCCCCAATCGTGATTGGCGTAGACCCGGCGCGGTTCGGAGCGGATGCTACGGTTATCGCGGTGCGGCAAGGGCGGGATATTGTCAAGATCATGCGCCACCGAGGCGACGACACCATGACGGTGGTGGGGTATGTAATCGAGGCGATTGAGGAATTCAAGCCCGCGCTGGTTGTGATCGACGAAGGCGGGCTGGGTGCGGGTATTGTCGATCGATTAAAAGAGCAGCGGTACAAGATCAAGGGCATAAACTTTGGAAATAAGTCCAAAAACCCGATCATGTACGGTAATATGCGCGCGCAGATGTGGGGAGATATGCGAGAATGGCTGAAATCTGCTAGTATCCCTAGCGACAGGTTTTTGAAGACGGACTTGATTTCGCCTATGATGAAGCCTGATTCACGGGGAACAATCTTCTTGGAAAGCAAAAAAGAAATGAAAGCTCGCGGTCTTGCCTCGCCCGACGCTGCTGACGCTATTTGCGTCACATTTGCCTTTCCAGTGGCACATCGTGAGTATGCCGAACCCAAGCGCACCGCCAGAAGCTACGGTAGCGCAGTGTCTACAGGATGGATGGGCGCATGAAAAAGAAAAGCGTATCTCTGTCAGTCGGTCGCGGCGAGAAATTGCCGGTGGCCAAGGGTGCGGGTCTGACCGAAAAAGGCCGCGCTAAGTACAACGCCGCCACTGGGTCTAACCTCAAAGCGCCAGCACCTAACCCTAAGACCAAAGCAGACCAAGGCCGCAAGGATTCTTTTTGTGCAAGGATGGGCGCCGTAGCAGCCAACGCCAAAGACGGCGAACGCGCTAAAGCAGCTCTTAAAAGATGGAAGTGTTGACATGGCTACCAAACCTGGACTTTACGCAAACATTCATGCCAAGCAGGCACGTATTGCCGCGGGCAGTAAAGAGAAGATGAGAAAGCCTGGCTCACCCGGCGCGCCTACTGCCAAAGACTTCAAAGATTCAGCCAAAACTGCAAAGAAGAAGTAACATGCCGCTTGTTAAATCTAAGTCTCCCGAAGCATTCCGCAAGAACATCAAGGCTGAAGTCAAAGCGGGCAAGCCCGTCAAGCAGGCCGTGGCCATTGCGTATGCTGTCAAACGTGCAGCCCCGAAAGGAAAGAAATGAGCCACAACTTACAACCTATTGCCAAGCTAAACAGCCGCGAACCCAAAATGTCTGGCGGCGGTATGCCTGACCGCAACAAAGAGACCCGTTCACCCACTGCCAACTGCAATGCCACGATTCCATTAGGCAACAATGTCAAGGCAACGGTAGACAAAGTCCTTAACAAGATCAAATAATGGCAGACTACACAGGCATTGCGGCTGCTGGCGCAGTGGCCGAAGGCGGTAAACCTAAGAAAAGCGCGTCTGACATTTTGGCCACAGCCCGTGCCAGGCTGGATATGGCGGTGTCTGCGCTTGCCGAGAGCCGCGAAGATGAGATCGACGACCTGCGCTTTTACGCCGGTTCGCCCGACAACCACTGGCAATGGCCGGCTGATGTACTGGCCACCCGTGGTGCCGTGCAAGGTCAAACGATCAACGCCCGCCCGTGTCTGACAATCAACAAGCTGCCCCAGCATGTGCGCCAGGTCACCAACGACCAGCGCCAGAACCGCCCCGGCGCCAAGGTTATTCCGGTAGACGACAACGCCGACGTGGAAGTGGCCGACATCTTCAACGGCATGATTCGGCACATTGAGTACATGAGCGACGCCGACGTAGCCTACGACACTGCCTGCGAAAACCAAGTTTCTTACGGCGAAGGTTACCTTCGCCTGCTGACCGAATATTGCGACGACAACACGTTCGACCAAGACATCAAGATTGGCCGGGTTCGCAACTCCTTTTCGGTCTACATGGACCCAACTATTCAAGACCCGACCGGCGCAGATGCCAAGTATTGCTTTGTCACTGAAGATGTAACCAAGGCCGAGTTTGAGCGGATGTACCCGGACGCATCGCCCATCACCACCTTGCAATCTCTGGGTGTGGGCGATCAGTCGATCAGCAACTGGCTCAATGACGACACGATCCGCATTGCGGATTACTACTACATTGACTTTGACCCCGCAACGTTGAACCTGTACCCCGGCAACGCCACGGCGTTTGAAGGTACGCCAGAAGACAAGCAACTGCAAGCCATCTACGGCAAGCCTAAGAAGTCACGCCAATCTGACCGCCAAAAAGTCAAGTACTGCAAGATCAACGGGTACGAAATCCTTGAAGAACGCGAGTGGGCGGGAAAATACATCCCCGTCATCCGCATCGTGGGCAATGAATTTGAGGTTGACGGTCGTTTGTATGTGTCGGGCCTGGTGCGCAACGCCAAGGATGCCCAACGCATGTACAACTACTGGGTGAGTCAAGAGGCTGAGATGCTGGCCCTAGCGCCCAAAGCCCCGTTTATCGGCTACGGCGGCCAGTTTGAAGGGTATGAAACAAACTGGAAAACCGCCAACACGCAGAACTGGCCGTATTTGGAGGTCAATCCAGACGTTACAGACGGCCAAGGCGGCATGTTGCCACTACCCCAGCGGGCACAGCCTCCAATGGCTTCCAGCGGTCTCCTGCAAGCCAAAGCAGGGGCGTCTGAAGACATCAAGAGCACCACAGGTCAATACAACGCATCTTTGGGAATGGGTTCCAATGAGCGCAGCGGCAAAGCCATTCTGGCCCGCCAGCGCGAGGGCGATGTGGGCACATATCATTACGGCGACAACCTGGCTCGCGGTGTGCGCCATGTAGCCCGCCAGTTGGTGGATTTGATCCCCAAGATTTACGACACCCAACGCATCGCTCGCATCATTGGTGAAGATGGCGAGACCAAGATGGTCAAGATCAACCCTGATCAAGAGCAGCCGGTCAACAAGATTGTTGATGAGCGCGGGATTGTGATGGAAAAAATATACAACCCCGGCGTCGGCAAGTACGACGTGGTGGCAATCACTGGCCCAGGCTACGCGACCAAACGTCAAGAAGCACTGGAAGCAATGGCACAACTGTTGCAAGGAAACCCTCAACTGTGGGCTGTGGCTGGTGACTTGTTTGTCAAGAACATGGATTGGCCAGGCGCGCAGGAAATGTCCAAGCGCTTTGCCAAGACCATTGATCCCAAGTTTATGTCAGATGACGAGGACAATCCAGCATTGCAGGCGGCCCAACAACAGATGCAGGCGATGGGTCAAGAGATGGAGCAAATGCACCAGATGATCCAGAATGTTGGCAAGTCTATTGAAGCGCAAGACATGGAGCGCAAGGACTTTGAGGCCCAGGTCAAGGCGTATGAGGCCGAGACCAAGCGTTTGGCCCAAGTGCAGGCAAGCATGTCACCAGAGCAAATTCAAGATATAGTCTTGGGTACTGTCCACGGGATGATCACATCAGGTGACTTGGTGAATGAGATGCCTGGTCGGGATCAAAATGAAATGATGCCCGAAATGATGCCCGAACAACAAGGGATGCCACAATGAAAGCGTGTGATTTTTTAGGTTTATTGTTTTTGGCGCGGGACGTAGCGCATTCAGTGCATCTGAACACCCGCAGCTACAGCAAACATGTGGCGCTCAACATCTTCTACGACCGAATTATTGGCGCGGCTGATGATTTTGCTGAAGCCTATCAAGGCCGTCACGGCCTGATGGGGCCAATTACTTTGCATTCGGCAAAGAAGACGGCTAACATCATTGAGTTTTTGGAAGACTCGTTAAAAGAAATTGAAGACTGCCGGTATGAAGTGGCTGACAAATCCGACTCATCTTTGCAGCAGCTCATTGACAACATCATTGAGATTTATCTTCGCACCCTGTACAAACTCCGCTTTTTAGCGTAAGGTTTTTATGCCGACAGCATCGTATGTAAAGTACACCGCAGCCATTGAGCCACTGCTTGAAGGAATAAATGCCGGGACAGATGCTTGGAAGGTCGCGCTTGCGTCTGCTGTAAACGTAGCAGATACCACCTTCACGCCTGGCACAACAGACCTTGCCACTGCTGGCGGATATACAGCGGGCGGCAACGCGGCCACAACATCATCTGCTGCGCAAACCGCCGGCACGTACAAACTTGTTTTGACTAGCCCTTCTGTCTGGACTGCAACTGGCGCGGGGTTTACCTTTAGGTATGCCATTCTTTGGGACAGTACAACCAGCACCCCAGTGGCTTATTGGGACTATGGTAGCTCTCAAGCTGTCGCTGCGGGCGAAACAGTGACCGTCACACTGGATGGCGCCAACGGTGTGTTCCAAGCAACATGAAGATTGACTTTTCTTTTTCATCTCAGTACGGCACGTTTTCTGATGCCTTGCATTTGCCTGATGACCACGGGTTAACACAAGCTGAAATTGATGCCATGCAACAGCAAAGATACGACAACTGGATTGCTGTAATAACTGCGCCGCCTCCAAACTTTGTGTTGGATGCTGATGGGAATATCGTTTTAGATGCTGATGGCAACCCCGTGATTGCGGAATAAAGCATGGCTGATAGATATTGGATTTTGGGCACAGGAACGTGGGATTCAACAACCACAACCAACTGGTCTGCGTCATCAGGTGGGGCTGGCGGTGCGTCTGTCCCTACTGCGGCAGATAACGTATTCTTTGACGCAAATTCCAACGTAGGAGTTACCGCATTCACAGTCACTATGGCAAACACGCCAAGGGTCTGTAATGATTTTTTAGCGTCAGGACTTGATGGAGTGATGACCCTTGCTGGCTCAAGCATTGGTTTAACAGTATCAGGCAGTCTTACATTTCAAGCCACAAACTTTACCCGCACCTATACAGGTGACACTACTTTTAACGCTACAAGCACAGGTAAAACTGTCACTACCAATGGTATTGGTTTTGGTGCAGGAGTTACTTTTAACGGGGTTGGCGGTGGTTGGACACTTGGTAGTGCTTTAACTTGTGGATCACTTGTAATTACAAATGGAACATTTGATACTTCATCATCAGGAAATTATGCTGTAGCTGCTAGTGCTTTATCTTCCAGCAATTCAAACGTAAGAACAATAAATTTAAATGCTTCTACAGTTACCTTAAGTGCGACTGGTACTACTTGGAGTATGGCAACCAGCACTAATGCAACATTAAATGCTGGAACATCAACAATTAATTTTTCTAGCTCAACTGTAACATTTGCTGGTGGTGGGTTAACGTATTACAACGTAGCGTTTACATCAACATCGATAATCTTAGTAACACTATCAAGCGCAAACACATTCAATAATCTATCCATAACAGGTAGAACAACTGTTGGTATTAGTCAGATACGCATTAGCGCAAACCAAACAATCAACGGAACATTTACAGCTAGTGCTGGTACTGCGGCGGCATACCGTACAATGTTGTTCTCTGACACTACTAACACAGCACGCACATTAACTTGTGCGGCAGTATCTTTAACTGATACCGATTTTGTAGATACAACTATTGCAGGTGCAGCTTCCCCTGCATCAGGGACAAGACTTGGAAATGTCAACGGAAACAGCGGAATTACATTTCCTGCGGCTAAGACTGTGTTTTATCGTCAGACTGGTTCTGCTGATTGGGGTGCTTCAGGATCAGGCTCATGGTCTGCAACCTCTGGTGGCGCATTAGATGCAACTCAGTTCCCATTGGCGCAAGATACTGTCGTATTTCCAGCGGCCACATATCCTGCATCTGGTTCTACGGCAACTATAAACGCCAATTACAACTTTGGCACAATAGATATGTCGCTCAGAACGTCAAATACTATGACGTTAGCAACAGGCACAACTAACCCATTATTTTGTGGTAACTGGATAAATGGTACAGGGATTACTATTTCTGGCACAGGCATAGTTACGTTTAAAGCGACAAGCGGAACACAGCAAATTACAAGTGCTAGTATAGCATTTACGCAACCTATTTTGATTAGCTCTCCAAGTGGGACATTTCAATTACAAGATGCGTTTACAACAGCGACAACAAGAACAACAACATTAAACTTTGGCACGTTAGACATTCAGTCATACACATTAAGCACGGGTTTATTTAGTTCAAATAATTCAAACACCAGAACAATTGCATTTGGTACAGGACAAATATCTTGTACCGGCACAGGTACTGTGTGGACTACGGCAACTAATACAGGGCTTACTGTAACTGGTACAGGAACAATTAGCCTTACTAGCGCATCTGCTAAAACTTTTGCTGGCGGTGGTTTTTCTTATTCTAGCGTCACACTCAACCAAGGCGGCCTTGGGGCTTTGACCATCACAGGGTCAAACACATTCAGCAACATCACCAATACTGTTCAGCCAGCGTCAGTCTTGTTCACGGCAGGGACAACCAGCACATTTACAAACTTCAATCTATCTGGTACATCAGGAAACCTAATAACAATTGGCTCAGTCACTGCCGCAAGCCACACATTGTCAAAGGCAAGCGGTACTGTAAGTTCTGACTTTCTGTCTATCAGCAGGTCTACAGCTACTGGTGGTGCGGGTTGGTATGCAGGGGCAAACTCCACAAACGGGGGTAATAATTCTGGGTGGATTTTTACTGCACCTCCCAGCGCGGCCTATTCCATCACTGCAAATGCAGGGTCGTATGCAGTAGCTGGCCAGACAACAATCTTGACAAAAAGTCGGTTGCTTTCTGGAGATTTCGGGGTGTATACTGTCACTGGCGCGGCTGCGGTGATCGATTTCGGCGGGAGCCCAATCGTCGATTCCACTCAGTTGTATGTCGTTTTACGCTCGTTCACTGAACGCAGGAGATTTTAAAAATGGCGATTAACCTCAAAGCAATCACGTCAGTGATGGGCTATCAACAGATCACTAGCTTGAGTTCATCTACCAAGCTGACCGTGCCGGCCAGAGACTTGAACGGCTTGGTAGGCACCCCTCGCATTGCCATCATCACCCCCGAGACGCAGGCTGTTCGCTGGCGTGACGACAACACGGCCCCCACCGCCTCTGTCGGGATGCCTTTGGCAGCGGGCGTAACTCTTCAATACGATGGTGATTTAAGCCAAATTAAATTTATTGAACAACTTGCTGGTGCAACGTTGAACATCACCTACTATTCCTAAGAGGCCGACATGAACGTTTCTAACGACACACCATCTATGAACTACGTTGAATACTTCACCAAGCAAATGCCTATTGACTTGGCAAACATGGCCGCTTTGCGAGATGAGTTGGCCGTTCGCCAAGGCGCTTTGTCAGCGGCTCAAAACGCTGTGACAGACCGTGCAACGGCGGCTGCTGAATTGACTGCGGCCAGAAGTCAGGCGGCAGATTTGGTTGCCGTTGCCAAAGACAGAGAAGAAAAATCCAAAGCAAAAGCTGCGGAGCTTACCGCCCGCGAAAGTGCTGTGACCGATAGCATCAAAGCGTTTGATGCGGCCAGTGCTGAACGTAACATTGCATTGGGCTTGCGTGAAAAAGCATCCGATACCCGCGAGGCACGTCAACAACGAATCCAGGCAGACCTTGACGCCAAAGCTGCCCAGTTGTCTGCGGATCAGACAGCACTGGACGCCCGTGTACAAGCATTCCAAGACAAAGTTGCTGCTTTAAAGGCTTAATATGGCCGTCTTTCTTTCCCCTGTGGGCGGCGCTGCGGCCCAGTTCTTTACCGACAGCGGTGTGATCCTGTCTGGCGGCAAGCTGTACACATACGCGGCGGGTACAACCACACCAAAAACAAGTTATACGTCTTCTAGCGGCAACACAGCGCATACCAACCCAATTATTTTAGACTCCGCAGGGCGCGTGCCTGGCGGTGAAATATGGTTGTTGGCGCCCCCGTACAAATTTTCTTTGTACACTTCTACTGACGTTTTGATTGCAACTTACGACAATATTTCGGGGGTTGGTGCGGCTGAATATCAAGTCCAAAATTTTACGGGGACAGGCTCACAAACGGTATTTACGTTAAGCAACGCATCATTGGGTGAAAATTTCACGTTTGTATATATCAATGGCGTGTATCAACAGAAAAACACCTATACCGTGTCGGGCGTAACATTGACATTTTCAACCGCACCACCTCTTACTTCATCCATTGAAGTCATGTTCAATTAAGAAACCATCATGGCCGACACAAAAATTTCTGCGTTACCGGCATCCACCACCCCGCTTGCAGGCACCGAAGTTTTGCCTATTGTTCAATCTGGTGCGACTGTAAAAGTTGCTGTAAATAGTTTGCAATCATTTGCGCCTGCTTTTAGTGCTAGAAATAGTACAAATCAATCTATAACTTCTGCTACTTTTACAAAAGTAACATTAGACACAGAAGATTTTGACACCAATAGCAATTTTGCTAGTTCAACTTTTACGCCAACAGTTGCGGGTTACTACCAAATAAATTGCATTCTTCGGATTAATGGCGTTGCTGTTACAAGCTCAACAATCGCAATCTATAAAAACGGTTCTGCTTTTACAAGAGTTGCTGAAACAAATTCTTCTATTGGAAACGATTTTACTTTAGCAGGAAGTTCGATAGTAAGCTGCAATGGAACTACGGACACAATAGAAATGTATGGTCTTATAACTGCAACAACGCCAAATTTTAACTTTGCAAACGGTACTGCTTGTTGCAGGATGAGTGGCGTTTATTTAAGGGGTCTATGATGAATTTATATGAAAAAATAATGCAAATTTATCCTGCGTTAACGGATAACAATTTCAAAACAGTAATTATTTTACAAAATGATTTAGATGCAAAAGGTGATTACATCAAAGAATGGAATCATCCTACATACCCGAAACCAACACAAGCACAGTTAGGGGACTGACATGGCCTTAACTAAAGCATCTTTTTCAATGATTACTGGCGCCTATGTCAATGTGCTTGACTATGGTGCTACTGGTGACGGTACAACAAATGACGCTGTTGCTATTCAAGCGGCGTTCAGTGCGGCAGATACAACACCACCAAAAACTGTATATTTCCCCGCTGGTACTTATCTAACCAATTCAACACTGACGGTAAACCCCAACACAACAAATGGCGTTGTGCCACAAATTGTTGGTGAAGGTTCACAAGCAACAACTATTAAAGCTGGACCAGGTCTTGGTGCAAACCCAATACTTAAACATCAAGGAGCAAGCCCATCAACAACCACCAAATGGACTGGCTTTCAACTGCTTGGTACGGGCGCTGCTAATGGTCAATACGGCGTTTATCACATTAACACTTGTTTTTTAAATTACGATGATATTACGTTTAGTGATTTACAAGAAGGTATTAGATTTGAAAATGTCGGCGCTGGCTTTTCTGAACAGAATGTTGTGAGTAATTCTTGGGCGGCAGCGTGTAAATATTTTTTAGGTTTTGCTCGGCAAGCTGGCTCAACACAAGATAGTTTTAGGGGCACGGGTTTAAGTTCCGAATGCCACATGGATTTAACAACGGTTGCTAATGCAAGATTGGTGCGGGTTTATCTTTTAAATTCACTCTCGCCTAATTGCTACAACATGCCTATCTTTGCAACCATTTGGGCTGATGCGTCAAGTGCAGTATTGCAAAATGATTCAGCAACACCAATTCGAGCAAGCGGTTTTATTCGCTATGAATCATCAGCTACTGGTTGGGTTATGGGAACAGGGTCGGCTTTAACAACGGATACCTTTAGAGGTATTTTAGATGGTATTTCTTTCAATCCAACACCAAATACTTGCGATATTATTGGCATTGTTAATGGGTCTTACTTTACCGATTATGGTACTTTTACTCCTGTTTTAAATTCAACAGGCGGCGCGCCCACTGTTACTTATGCGGCAAATGGGCAACAAGGATTTTATGAGGTTGTTGGAGTAACGGTCAATTTTAGTATTTTCTTGAACGTAACTTCATATTCAGGTGGTTCGGGTAATTTGCAAATTACTGGCTTGCCTTTTACAAGTAGAACAAATACTGGGTCAATCACAATTAACCGAATACCTGTTGCCGCAAATAAATTAACTTTCACAGGAGTTCCATTTGCCCGAGTTGCAAATAATTCTACTTATTTAGACATTGTGCAAACAACAAGCGGAAATGATGAAGCGGCAATTACTTTGGCAAGTCTTAATACAGCAAACAGTTCGTTGTTTATATCAGGTTCATACACTTGGGCGGCTGGAAATTAATTGGAGATAATATGTTTTTAAAAACCCTTGTTGACCGAATCCAACCTATCGCAAACGGTTGTGTTCAAGTACGCACTTGCACTATAACGATAGAAAATGGAAAACCAACAAGCAACACATTTCATCGTCATGTGATTATCCCTGGCGATGATTACAGCGCTGAAGATGCCAAGGTTCAAGCCATTTGCGCTGCGGTGCATACGGCTAAAGTAATTGCCGCTTACCAAGCGGCCCAAATTCCAGCATAATGCTGACAAACCCTTACCGGCGAGGTTCACCGGGGAATCTTAGGATTCATTGAAATGACTGAAGAAGTCCAACAAAACCTAGCGGAAGTAGACTCCGCGCCAGCAACGGAAGTGACGGCCACTCCTGAGACTGTTGAAAGTACGCCGGTAGTCGCTGATGAGCAGAAAGAATCTTCTAGGGTTTTTACCCAAGAAGAACTGGATGCAGCTATTGGCAAACGCCTTGCAAGAGAGCAACGTAAGTGGGAACGAGAACAAGCGCAGCGTCAGTCTGAACAACAGACGCTACAAGCAGCCCCGGCAGCATCCGCTGACCAGTTTGAGTCTACTGAAGCCTATGCGCAAGCACTGGCCCTCCAGAAGGCAGAAGAGCTGATCGCCAAGCGTGACCAAGCCAGGCAGCAGTCGCAAGTTCTTGAGAGCTACCACGATCTTGAGGAAGAAGCGCGGAGTAAGTATGACGACTTTGAACAAGTCGCCTACAACCCCAAACTTCCAGTTACGAACGTGATGGCTGAAACGATTCAGTCTTCGGAGATTGGCCCTGAGTTAGCGTACTACCTCGGGTCTAACCCTAAAGAAGCGGAACGTATCTCACGCATGACGCCCTTGAGCCAGGCGAAAGAGATTGGGAAAATTGAAGCCAAATTGGTTTCAGCGCCCCCGGTCAAGAAAACGACATCCGCGCC